ATACAGGTGCGGATGCTGATAAGGAGACCGCTCGTAAACAGAAACGCCGTCTTTCTTATTACTCTAACATTCTTGTTGTGAGTGATCCTGCCAACCCAGAAAACGAAGGTAAAGTTTTCTTGTATAGGTATGGTCAGAAAATCTTTGAAATGATTCAAGATGTAATCAAACCAGAACTGCCAACTGAAGACCCGATCAATCCCTTTGATCCGTGGGAAGGGGTTGACTTTGCTCTGGTTGCACGAAATGTCGCTGGTTATCGTAACTACGATAAGTCTAAGTTTGGTTCCAAGGTTCGTCCTGTTGCTGACTCGGATGAAGCGATTGATGCCATCTGGGCTCAACAATATTCTCTCACCGAGATCGTTGATCCAAGTCAGTTCAAATCATACGATGAACTCAAGACCAAACTTGAGATGGTGTTGAGGGGTGGCGCGGCAATCCCGCCTGCTGCTTCTGCTCAGACTGGCGATGTAGAGGATGATATCTTTATCAATGAGACTTCTACCCCTGCTCCCGCTGCCTCGTCCGATGACGAAGAAGACGCAATGTCTTATTTTTCTCGACTTGCTGATGACTAATATATCTTAGTCTCTCTGGGGCGCCATAAATATTATGGCGCCCTTTTTTTAGGTTTATTTTATGGTAGTCGATTATTATGGTTATACATCTCCTTGGTTTAGATGGATTTTTGATGAGACTACAATCCACCCGAACAAAAAGGTTGGTGTTATAGACTGTTGGAATCTGCCAGTTGGAAAGCAATGGGCTGGCCATGCACAACCGGATTACAATGAACAAGAACTTAGAAAATTTCTTGAAGACAAAGACGTTTCTTTTTTACTCATAGAAGAAGTTCTTGATGACAAACAAATGATAGATGTGTGCAAAGAATATAATACACGCTACATTTGTTTTTCTGAAAATGAAAACCTTGAAATTCCATCTTCAAATATGATCACGTTGCCTTGGTTTTTCAAGTCTCCCCTTTACGTCACAGAAAATTTTCAACCAGACTTTGATTACAGAGAGAAACCCTATGACTTTAATTTATTGTTGGGGTCTCGCAAACCTTACAGGGATTTAATATACAAATCACTGAGGCACAATCTCAAAGTATATTCTACATATTTTGGTCATCCTGATTATGTTGGTGATAATATTATTGATGACCGAGATATAACACAAACTCTGATTAGTCAAGATGTCTCTAAACAAAAGTTGAATACTCTTGTTCGACTTAATAGGGGCAATTCAGATTTTGGGATGTCTCATATCATACCTAAAAAAATTTATGATGCAAGTCACTTTGATATAGTATCCGAGACTAATTATGACCGATGGATGACCACAGAAAAAACTGCCAAACCATTATCTACAGGTAGATTTTTTTGTTGTTTCAGTCATGGTCGTAGCCTAACTTACTTAGAAAGGTTTGGATTTTGTTTTCACGATTTTCCTAATTTTGGTGATCGGTGTGATAACACACTGGAGAGGTTTTCTCTTGTTGTTAATTTTATTGACGAAGTATCACAAAACCCTCTTCTGGTCAGAGACATCTACGAAAAAACTAGGGAAAACAGAAAACATAATTTTTATAACTACCGCGAAAAAATAGGTCACTTTACACAGACAATTTCTAGTTGGATTATACGATGTCTCAAGGAATAATTTTCGGTGGACAACTTGAAGACTTGGGATTAGAATTTGATCCCACGTTGACGAGCATCAGGCGTTCATCTGGTGGCCACAAGATTGCCACTTTCCTCAGACGCAATGGATATGACATTGACGTTATTGACTACATACACCGATGGAACTTAGATCAATTCAAATCCTACATTAGACCCAGAGTCACAGAAGACACTCTGTTCTTTGGATTTGGTTCTACCTTTTCTCTCACCACGCCTCCGGTCATGGAGTTGATTTCTTGGTTGAAAGAAGAGTATCCCCATATTGCTCGTATTGCAGGCAGTCAGAATAATTCCATGACAGAATTGGATATGGATTGGTATGCGTATGGATGGGGTGAAAATGTAATGCTCGTTTTACTGGAACACTTACAGGGTGGCCCAGAACCTATTCACACCGGCAGACTAATCAATGGGTATATCAACTACAAATCTTTTCCTATGGATGATTTGCGGGTGTCATACCGCGATGATGACTTCATTCAACCTAGAGAAATTTTATTACTAGAGTTTGCCCGTGGATGTAAGTTCAAGTGTAAGTTCTGTAGTTTTCCCGTGTTGGGTGTCAAGGGTGATGCTTCTCGTGACGCACAGACTGTATATGATGAGATGTTGGAGAATTATGATAAGTGGGGAACGGAACACTATATTGTCCTTGATGAGACATTCAATGACAGCAGTCAAAAGGTCGAGAAGTTTGCCAACGTCATAGAAAAATTACCGTTCACTCCGAAGATGACTGCGTACATTCGTGCAGACTTGATTACTAGTAGAAAACAGGATTGGGACAATCTGATCAAGATGGGAATCACTTCACACTTCTATGGGGTTGAATCTCTGAATCACAAAGCCGCGAAGTCTATCGGCAAGGGTATGGATAGTGGTAGAATCAAAGAGGGGTTGTTGGAAGTTGATGAATACTTTCGTAGTGCCGGACACTATAAAGGACATATCTCATTGATCGCCGGACTGCCACACGAGACTATAGACAGTCTCAGGGACACTGGCGAGTGGTTGTCTAAACACTGGAATCAAAACAGTTATCACATGAATGTTTTGATGATAAAAGATTTATCCAAATCCAATGCCAGTCTGGATCACAATTCCGAGTTCGATAAGAATTGGTTTGACTATGGATACCGAAAGGATATTATTCCGATTGATGACATTGATTGGTCTAAGAGTAGGAATCCGTATTACAAAACCCTGTACGATTTTGTCAGATCAACTGGATACTATCTCTGTTGGAGAAACGAAGACACAACACTCCACGATGTCATGAGGTTTTGTGCGGAAGAGTTTAGTGAGTATCAGGCCAAGAATCTAATCGACCCCTTTATGTACGACAAGTTTTTCATTGACCCCGAAGTTCAGTGGTCAGATTTTGCAACGAAGGAAAATATGGATAGACGGACGGATCACATTGTGAATCACATCGACGGGTATATACAAAAAAAATTAAACCAAGTGCCTTCCGTTACTATTGATAAACTCTAGTTCCGCGTTCTTTGTGGGGAATGATGTCTTTGGCGCCGTCACACTTACCGATACTTCTGGGGTAAATGTTTGTGTGTTTTGTCCCTGCGTTCCTATTGAACTTGCCAGTGCAGTAGTCAGCACCAATTGGTCTTGTTCCCTTTGATTTGATGTTACTGCGTTAGTCGCATCATCTATATCATCAGACCCCAACGGAGTCGCTGGCACCGCACCTTCAAACGTGTTTGGTTGTTCTAGCATTGGAGCTGCCGGCGCACCTTCTACATTATTTCCTTCTAAATCTTTGGGTGACCCATCTGGGTTGTGTGTCGCACCAAATTTTTTGTCCCAATCCTTTTGGGCCATCACTTTTGCGCGCTTCATACGACCAGTACCACTAACCTCTGGTCTTGCTTCTACCATTCCGTCTGGATCGTCACTGTTTATCCTCACCATGTCAGCCATAGCTGTACCAACCATTCCGGCAATTTCTGCCATTCTAGCTGCTACTAAATCACCATTCAAACCACCTTCAGTTTCTTCTGGTTTTTCACCATAAACCTCTTTATAAATGTCTCTTACCATTGATGCTACGTCGAACCCTGCTCCGACAAATGGGATCGCACCCCCCAATTCACCCAATGCACCCACTACATCTGGTGGGTCTTCCATCATTTTTGTTGCAGCAAAGTAAACGTTGAAAGCTTCCCCGATAAGAGGAAATACTTTTGCTCCAGTGCCTCCTAAAACTTTTGCTATTGCTGCGGATACTTTTGCAGTTCTACTAGCACCCGCTTCACCACCCTCTAATATAGCTTTTGCTTCAACTTTTTGCAAAGCCTCTACATTTTGTTTGACAGCATCTGCTGCAGCACCATGTATTTCTTTACCCTTACTATTTACGACTGTACCATCCGCCCGCGGCCTGGCACCACCTGTACTTGTATCAACTCTAGTCGCGATGGTTTTCGCCACTCTCTGTTGGCTTCTTTCCGTTACTGCATCGCCGACGGCCTCACCCACTGCTCCAGCTACCCTACCCGCTCCCTTCATGCCTGCTGTCGCAGCAAGGTCTCCAGCCTCGTCCAGCACAATGTTCTGCCGGCGTTCGTCCTCAGTCAATGGCTTACCTACCGCAGTCCCATCACCATTTTCTTCATTATTGTTATTATCTCTTGCAGCTGCAAGTAACAGTGGAATACCCGCTAAAAGTCCACCTAAAGCTGCGGCCGCTTTTCCAAATTCAGTCATCTCCTTTGGCATTGAGAATCCCGATCTTAACGCACTCATATTTGCTGCTTGTGGTTGTTTTGATCCTATACCGGATACAAAGTTTGAGGTATCACCTTTAATTGATACTAGAACTTCTTCAATGTCTTGAAGTTGTCTTACTACTGGATCAGAACTGTCTGCGTCTGATAATACGCTTGTGGCTGCCGCAGCATTGGTCATATTATTTTGCCCTGCTACAGCTACAGA